TGACATAGAAGGTTTTAGAAGTGATGTAGATGGCAAGCCAGGCAAAGTAAAAGCGATGGGATTGGATTTGCGTAGATCAGATACTCCTGTGTTTATGCAACAATTTCTAAGTGAACTTCTTCTAATGGTGCTTACTGAAGTCCCGCAGGAAGATGTTTTAGAAAGAATTACAAAATTTAGAAAAGAATTTTCAGAACGTCCTGGCTGGGAAAAAGGTTCGCCTAAACGTGCAAATAAAATTGGACACTATCAACGTCTTGAAGAAAAGCAAGGCAAAGCCAATATGCCTGGACATGTCAGAGCAAGTATCAATTGGAATACACTAAAACGTATGAATGGTGACAAGTATTCACAAGAGATTGTAGATGGTATGAAAGTTATTGTATGTAAACTTAAACAAAATCCATTAGGATACACAAGTGTTGCATATCCGACAGATGAATTGCGTATTCCTGATTGGTTCAAACAACTTCCATTTGATGATGATGCAATGGCAGAAACAATTATTGATAACAAACTAGATAACTTAATTGGTGTTCTTAATTATCCACTACAAGATACTAAGCAACACAATACATTTAACAGCCTATTTGATTTTGGAGAATAATGAAATTGAGCGAAGAACAGAAACTGATTTTAATCACAGACTTTATAGAACAAAAGTTACGTAAAGAAAAAGAATTAGAATACTATCTGAAAGAGTTAGAAGAGTTGCAACGTAAAATAGGTTATTTACGTAGCGAAGTTAGTCTTACTAATACAATTATTAATATGATTAAGACTGAACAAGTGTATGACATACAAGAAAGTATGTTAGAAAATGACAAAAAAATTATAGAATTACCAAAGGAAGATAAATGAAAATAAACATCAATGACATTGGTGGCCAAGTTGCTAAAGAAGATGATAGATATATCGTTAAGGATAATACAAAATTAAAAAATTTAGTGTTAAGTAGTACAACAATGAAACCCGGAAAGTCAACATCGGGTCATATCCACAAAGGTCAAGAAGAAGTTTATTATTTTATTAAAGGCAAAGGAACAATGTATTTAGACGATGTTCCTATGCAAGTAGGACCTGGTGATGTAGTATTGATAGAAGATGGTGTGCATCATAGGGTAGAATCAGATATGTATCAAGGCAAAGACGAAAGTTTATATTTTGTTTGTGTATTTGATGGGAAACGGAGTCACTAATGAAAGTAGGATTTACATGTAGTACATTTGACTTGTTACATGCAGGACATATTATAATGTTAAGAGAAGCAAAAGAACAATGTGATTATCTAATTTGTGGATTACAAGTTGATCCAAGTATAGATAGAGCAGAAAAAAATGCTCCAATACAAACTGTTGTAGAACGCTACACACAATTAAAAGGTGTAGAATATGTTGACGAAATTATTCCGTACGGAACTGAAAGCGATTTAGAAGATATACTAAGCATGTATCCAATTAATGTAAGAATACTAGGCGAAGAATATAGAGACAAAGACTTTACAGGAAAAGACATTTGTCGCAAACGTGATATTGATATTCACTTTAATAAAAGAGATCACCGGTTTAGTTCTAGTGATCTAAGGAGGAGAGTTTGTGCATAAATTTATATTTGATGTAGATGGAACACTTACACCTAGTCGTGGTAGGATTGATGATGATTTTAAAAAATTCTTTGTAGAGTTTTGTAAGAATAATAATGTTTATCTTGTTACTGGAAGTGATAAACCTAAAACAGTTGAACAAATAGGTGATGAACTTTACAGTATGGCTAAACGTGTATATAATTGTTCAGGTAGTGAAGTATGGGTAGGCGATAAACAAATTAAAACAAACGATTGGAAAGTTCCTTATCATGTTAGAACGTGGTTGTTAGATAAATTAGAAGAAAGCAATTTTCCTCTGCGTACAGGATTACATATTGAAGAAAGAGTAGGTATGATTAATTTTAGTGTTGTAGGTAGGAATGCAACAGTAGGAGAACGTAAACTATATGTAAAGTATGATAAAGAACATAACGAACGAAATGTTATTGCAGATCTTTTTAACAAAGAGTTTTCTGATTTGATCGCAAGGCCAGGAGGTGAAACAGGAATAGATATTTCACCTATAGGTAAAGACAAAAGTCAAATTATAAATGACTTTGATATAAATGATACATTACACTTTTTTGGTGATAGAATGGATCCACAAGGTAACGACTATCCGTTGAAGAAAGTTATCATTGATAATGATTTAGGATTTGCAATACAAGTTAATGGTTGGAAAAACACATGGGAGATGCTAGATGCGTATAATGCTGACCGGCCATAGAGGATACATAGGTTCCCATTTACTAAAACGTTTAACAAAACAAAATAGTGTTGTTGGTTTTGATCTTGCAGATGGACAAGATTTAATGACTTGTGAATTTAATGAAGAATTTGATTTGATTATTCATTTAGCAGGCCAAAGTGGTGTAAGAGATAGTATGAAAGATCCAGGACTATACTGGCGTAACAATGTTGAAGTTAGTAAAAGATTGTTTGCTAGATATCCTAATACTAGAATTATGTATGCAAGTTCTAGTTCAGCATATGAACCAGACTTAAATCCATATGCGGCAACAAAGTATTGTGTAGAAGAAGCCGCAGAAAGAAATCATAAAACATTAGGAATGAGATTCCATACAGTGTATGACTATAAACCAAGAAAAGGTATGTTTATACAAAAACTAATTGACGGCGAACTAGAATACGTTACAAATCATTACAGAGATTTTATACATATGGATGATTTGTGTGATGCTATTGAATTATTAATACGATCTACTTATACTGGTACTGTCGACATAGGCACAGGAGTGCCGTTTAGGATCCGTGATTTTGCAGACAATTTGCCTATCCGCCTAAATACCCCAAATGAAAGGCAATGGACATGTGCAAACATGGACAAAATGAAAAGTCTAGGGTTTAAACCAAAGCATAGTATCGAAAAACTCTTGACAAACAAGCCAAAAGATAATATAATAAAACTTGAAATAGGAGAAACTACATGAAAGACATTCTACAAGACGTTGTTGCTCACACACATGCATTAGGTTTTTTAACACTAGTGAAAGTAAGCAATGATGAAGGTACTAACATTGATGCAATGGCTGAAGATCGTTCAGTAATTTTATCAGGTAGTACACATTCGCCAGTAGCAGAGTTTGAAGGAACTTTTGGAATGCCTAACTTAGATAAGTTAGCATTGCATTTGAAAAATCCGGAGTATCAAAAAGATGCAAAGATTGAAGTCGTAAAGGCAGAACGCAACGGAGAAACAATTCCAACACATATTCACTTTGAAAATGCGGCAGGTGATTTCCAAAATGATTATCGCTTTATGAATAAAGCAATTATTGAAGAAAAACTAAAGACAGTAAAATTTAAAGGTGCGGCTTGGAGTGTAACATTCCAACCAAGCATGGCAAGTATTGCACGTATGAAACTTATGAGTGCGGCACACGCAGAAGAACCAACATTCAACGTAATGACTAAAGATGGAAATTTGGTTTTTAGTTTTGGTGATCAGAGTACACACGCAGGTGAATTTGTTTTCCAACATAATGTTGAAGGCAAGTTAGCACACACTTGGAGTTGGCCAGTAGCACAAGTACAAGCAATCTTAAACTTAGATGGTGATGCTTCTATGAGTATTTCAGATCAAGGTGCTATGATGATTTCAGTAGACAGTGGTATGGTAAAATACGATTATATACTTCCAGCACAGAGCAAATAATGAATAAAGACTTAACAGCGACACAAAACGACTATGCACATTTTTTGCCAGCATTGAGCGGCTTTTATGCAACATATGTTGGTAAGCAAAGGTTTCCTGATCCTGTTAAAGGTCCTTATATTGAAGATTCACGTATTCCTGCTAACTGGAATAGTAATGTAGAAAGTCTAAACTATCTTAACAAGCAACAAGGAGCATTTACTTATAAATGGTCTTTATACAGTGCAGGTCATGCTGACTTAGATACAACTAAAGTTGTTCCTAAAGAAGATATGGTACGTAATAGAGATAGAGATAATACTTGGTTACTAGGTGACTCAGGTGGATTTCAAATTGGTAAAGGTGTATGGGAAGGTGATTGGAAAGATCCTAATTGTCCTAAAGCACAGAAAAAGCGTGATGGCGTTCTTAAATGGATGGACGCATATATGGACTATGGAATGATACTTGATATTCCGGCCTGGGTAGCACGTTCACCAGCAGGTGCAAAAGCAACAGGCATAAGCACATATCAAGAAGCAGTAAAAGCAACACGTATCAATAATGATTATTTTATGAAGCACAGAACTGGTGCTTGTAAATTTTTGAATGTATTGCAAGGTGAAAACCATGCAGATGCAGATGATTGGTATGATCAAATGAAAGACTACTGTGATCCTATTAAGTATCCTAACAGTCATTTTAATGGTTGGTCAATGGGTGGACAGAACATGTGTGATGTTCATTTGGTTCTTAAACGTATAGTTACATTGTATTATGATAATCTATTACAACAAGGTATACATGATGTAATGCATTTCTTAGGCACATCTAAATTAGAATGGGCTACATTGTTAACTGATATACAAAGAGCAGTAAGAAAATATTACAATCCTAATTTTATGATTACGTTCGATTGTGCAAGTCCTTTTTTAGCAACGGCTAATGGACAAGTTTACATACAAAATGAAACTCCTGATAGAGGCAAGTGGACATATCGAATGGTTCCTAGTGTAGATGATAAAAAATATGCTACGGATACTCGCACTTTTAAAGATGCTGTATTACAAGACGGAATCTTTAAAAACTTTGAAGACAGTCCTGTAACAGATGGAATGCTTGTAAAAGATATCTGTGTTTACAAACCTGGGGACTTAAACAAAATAGGTAAAGAAGGAAAAACATCATGGGATAGTTTTTCTTACGCGATCCAAATGGGTCACAATGTTTGGAGTCACATCAATGCAGTCCAAGAAGCAAACAGACAATATGACGCTGGAGTTATTCCTAAAATGCTTGTACAAGAGCAATTTGACAGGATATTATTCAGAGATGTTGTGGAAGAAATATTCTCTAAGAATACAAAAGAACAGTCGTTAGAAGTTATTGAACAATACAATAAGTTCTGGATGGATATACCAGGTACTAGAGGTGCTGTTGGTAAAAAGACAGTCAATAGTAGTACTTTTTTTGATGCATTATTTGATGTAGATCAAACTGAAGAAACTAATGAAGAGGAACTAGATGAAACCAAATTGGAGGAACTAGAAGATGAGCAACTACACGGACAAACACGATAAACTTGCAACACATTTGCAAGAATTATACAAACGTCATAGATCACTTGATGAAGAAATAAAAGTTTTGTATAATCAATTTGTTGAAAACCATGAACTTAATCTTTTGAAAACAAAAAAACTTTGGTTAAAAGATGAAATACACAGAATAGAAAATGAATTAAAGGCTTTAGGATGAGTAAATTAAATCAACGTTTACATTGGACTACAACAGTTACAGAAAAACTAATGCTTGGCGGCATTGGTGCTTTGACCGTTGTTGCCGCACTATTAGAAGTATATGGCATGTGGCAAAATAAAAATATAGCCCTTGCTGATTTGTTTTTGTTATTCATTTATACAGAAATTGTAGGAATGGTAGGTGCTTACTATATTAGTAATAGAATACCTGTAACATTGCCAATTATTATTGCAATGACAGCATTGTGTAGATTAATTATATTACACAGTAAAGATGCTGATCCTTGGGTATTGATAGCAGAAGCAGGTGCTATTGTTTTATTAGCAGGAGCGGCCTATGCCATGAGTGCTAAAGAAAAACTAAGTTTAGAAAAGAAAAAAATAAAAGAACAAAATGCTGAGTGAGAAAGAAGTAAGAGCAGAATATAAAGAACATAGGAAAGATCCAGTGTTTGCCGAGTGCTGGCCTAATACGGATCGTGCTTTTTATGAATGGTGCTCACAGTACCTAGACTACAAACATATTAAAAGAGATGATGATGACGACTAAACAAGATATGCTTAACAAAAAAATTGAACAATTGGATAAAAAAATTGACAAATTACAGTTGACTTTAGATGAACTTAATGCTAAACTTAGTAAACATATAGGATTTATTGATGAAACGTATGAAGGTTTACGCAATCCAATTAATGCCGCAAAGAGATTTTTAGGGAGATAGAATGAACAACAAAGATTATAGTGAATTTGAAGAAGCATGTAAAATAGAACATAAGAGCAATGTTCTAAAAGACATGTGGAATGCAATTAGAAAAGATGACAGACCTCATTGGGAAGTAATGGCAGATGATGGTATGAACAAGTTTCTTAAATTTTGTATCACTTGTCTGTTTCTTTACTTTGGTTATCACACAGTTATAGCAATGATAGATAGGTTTACTGGATGAAAAGAAATTACGAATCAGGTATAGAAGATAACGTTGCATTTTTTACAGGAATAGAAGTAGAAAAAACTCCTGCACACGGTATGGATACATTATTTGTTACAGGTTTACAATCTTGTGATGTTATACAGGAAAAACTAGAAGATAGACAGCATATATTCTTTGGTGCTAATCATTCTTTTGAGCCATTAAATGAAGATGAATGGATTAGATGGGAAAGAATGATAAAGGCATTCTTAACTGCTGGTAAACTATGTTCACTTGATATTCCAATTAATTACGCAGAAGACTTCCTTGAAAGCGGTCTTACTGAATATGAGAACTTTATTCCACAACTACGTATTCCGTTGCCTTACGTAAAACAGTGGAACTACAACACAATGTTGAAAATTGATGATAAAGGATTTAAGGCAACCAACCCTGGTGTTTGGTGTCATAGTTTGCATGATTTGATGGATAGAGAAAAATTCACTGATTGGACAAAGTATGGCCTTGACAAAGTAGTGAAGTGAGTGTACAATGGATAGTATAACAGATGAAAGATACTACGAATATATGATACGTAGATCTAGAGAGGAAGATGCAATAATGGCACAAGAAAATGTAATAAATAAGGCGGCAAGAAGTATATGGGTAACCTTTAGAAAAGAAGGTGTTCATATGTATCCAGGAGCAGATAGTGATCCAAAATTGGCAACAGGTGATTGGGACGATGTTTCGTTTCTCGGTGTGCCTCATCGTCATATTTTCCATTTCAGGGTGCGTATCGAGGTGTTCCACAACGATAGGGATATCGAGTTCATCCAATTCAAAAGATGGATGGAGAGGCTTTATAACGGAGAAAGTACTTCCGACGGTGAGGTGCTCGTTTTAAATCACAGGTCATGCGAGATGATCGCAGATGAACTGTATGAAAAGATTTCAGCAAAATACCCAGGCCGATTTGTTGAGATTGATGTTGCCGAAGATGGCGAAAACGGCTGTTCAATATATTACCCCAAACCATAAATGCTGTTAAAAAAGGAAATTATAAAATGGCAATCAAATTCAATCGTGAAGCGTATACGAAGGTATTTAACGACTTGGATAAGTTCCGCGACTACTGTCGCTTTGAAGGTAAAGTCTTTAATGAAAAAGACTTATATAAATCCGATGCTCCTGTTTGGCAGGCGTATCAAAAACACGCAGGTTGGTTACGTGCTAAGGCTCGTAACTCCGGCAGAAAGATAAATTCTCGGAGAAGTTAATGACGATTCATATAGTAGATATCGAAGCAGTTGATACAAGATATACAAAACAGTGGAAAGATTATCTTCCTCCACAACTGCAACGTGCTACAAACGAAGACGTTAAGGTAATTAGCGGAGGTGAAACTCCACAGGCTACAACACCCGGGGCTTTTCTAAACTTTGGTGGTACTAATGTTTACAAATCAAAGCAACTTGAAAAGATAGGAGAGATGTTCTGTGATGGATCTGTTGAAGATGGTGATTATTTTCTCTATACCGATGCCTGGAATCCTACAGTTATTCAACTGCGTTATATGGCAGAACTATTGGGTGTTGACATCACTATTGGTGGTCTCTGGCATGCAGGTAGTTATGATCCACAAGATTTTTTAGGAAGACTTATAGGTGATAAACCTTGGGTAAGAAATGCAGAACAGTCTATGTATGATTGCTATGACGATAATTTTTTTGCAAGTAGTTTTCATATAGATTTATTTAAGAAAAGTTTTCATACTTCTGATAGTAAAAATCATCGTGTAGGCTGGCCAATGGAATATTTGGCGACTAGTTTAGATAGTTACAAGCATATGGAAAAGAAAAATTTAATTCTTTTCCCACATAGAGTTGCTCCTGAAAAGCAAGTAGAAATATTTCGTGACTTGAAACAACAATTACCACAGTATGAATTTATTGTATGTCAAGAACAAACTTTAACAAAGAATGAATATCATAACTTGTTAGGTGAAGCAAAACTAGTGTTTAGTGCTAACTTACAAGAAACACTTGGTATTAGTTGGTACGAAGGTGCTTTAGTAGATACTATTCCTATGGTGCCTGATAGATTAAGTTACAGTGAAATGGCTTTACCAGAATTCAAATATGAAAGCAAATGGACTGAAGACTATGATAGTTATCTAGAGCATAGAGATAAAGTTGTTGCACAAATTATTGAGTATATGGAAAATTACGAAGACTTTTTACCTAGTATTAACAAACAAGTTACTAAACTTAACAAAGAATTCTTTAGTGGCAAAAAACTTTATAGGGTGATTGCAGATGGCGAATGATGATACAGATTTTGTTGAAGGGTGTGATACTATCACTATTAACGGAGAAACTGTTTTTAGTGTAAATCCAGAACCTGATTATAAAGTTTCCTACACAACTCCAACAATAGATATAAGTTCAATATCCACAACATCCAGTAGTACAATAGATTCTTCCCATGTGACAGTAAATACTAACACTATTGGTACACATACTTTTGATGATAATTATACATTTACAACAACATATGAAACGCCAATTGTGTTTGAAGATGTTATGCCTGATCTAGTAACTGTTAATGATATGATGGTAGAATACCCTACTCTAAAAATTGCATTTGAAAAATTTAAAAGAGTATACAAAATGGTCGAACAAGATTATAAAGGAAAAACAGAAAATGAATGAACCATATCATAACGAAGGCTTTGGCTGGGCGTTTTTAAATATAGTAATTTTTGGTTTGATATTGCCAGCAATAGTAATTTTAAGTATCGATAATGGCTTTGCAAAGTTTGCACAGATGCGTGGAGTAACGGGTGATTGTTGGGAAAATTCAAGACACGAACGTGTATGTACTGTTCCAACAGAAGGTGCAAAACTAGCAAACTGTAAATTTTGGAGGAACTTCTGTGATTAAAAAACATTATTATTCTTGGACTGATATAGAAAATATGTGCATTAGTATTGTAAATCAGATGTACAAAGATCATTGGAGACCTGATTATATCGTAGGCATCACAAGAGGAGGTAATGTTCCTGCAACGATAATTAGTAATATGACTGGTATACGTTGTGAATCAATAAAAGTAAGTTTACGTGATGATAGTAAACTAGAAAGCAATACCTGGATGGCAGAAGATGCACTTGGATTAAACGACGGTACACAAGCAACAGGCGGACCTTTATATAAAAAAATTCTTATAGTAGATGATATTAATGATACTGGTGCAACTTTCAACTGGATTGCAAAAGATTGGCAAGCAAGTTGCCATCCAAACCATGAACGTTGGAATAATGTTTGGGGGAATAATGTTCGTATTGCTACACTGACAGATAACATGGCTAGTGAAACAGTATTACCAATTAGTTATTCATGCCATGAAGTAAACAAAGCAGAAGAAGATGTTTGGTTGGTATATCCGTGGGAAAATGTAGGAGTATATAATGAGTGAATTAAAAATAGATAGGTTAGATTTGTTTCCTGTTCCTATTATTGGAGCACATTACGATCATGCAGAAAGTTTAGCACAAACACTTATTCCAGAGTTTAAAAAAATAGAACAAGAAGATAAAAATCCAGCACCTTATAGTGCAAACGGTTACACTAATTATAATCCAGGTACACAAGTAATTGAACGCATTGAATGTAATGACTTAAGAGAATGGATAGGTCAAGTTGCTATGGAAGGCAATAAAATATTAGGCATTGAAGCAGATTTAACATTTGTAGGCAGTTGGTTCAGTATCAACAGAAAACATACATATCATGAAATGCACAATCATATTCCTGCAACTTGGAGTGGTGTTTATTACGTACAAGCAGAAGAAGACGATGCACCTATAACATTTTACGATACTAACAAACAAACTAATTGGCCTTGGGCAGGTTACAGAGAAGCAAATCTTTATAATACACCTTCCTATAGTGTAACTCCTAAAACAGGACGTTTGCTAATTTTTCCTTCACACTTATTACATGGCGTTAGTCAACAGAAAAAAGATAGTGAAAGAATTACAATTAGTTTCAATTTACAAGCAACACAGAGTTTTAAATAATGGGACCTTGGACTGACGTAGTAGTTAAATCAAAAGATTTTACAGTTTTTAGAGATGCTTATCCAGTCACGGAAGGACATATTCTTTTTGTACCTTCTGAAGAAAATTGGCAATCTCTTACTAAATGTTTCGAAGCCGCATACAAATGGGGCTACGATTGGGTTGAACGTGGATACTGTGATGCGTTCAATATAGGACAGAATGTAGGCGAAGCGGCAGGGCAGACAGTAATGTGGCCGCACGTACATCTCATACCCCGACGAGATGGGGATATGAAAGACCCAAGAGGAGGAGTGCGACATGTTATTCCTAGTAAGGGCAAATATACAAGGAAGGAAGAGCAAAAATGAAAGCAGGAGACGCATTAATTAATGCGGCTAAAAAACAAGCAGAAGGCGAAGTTGCAGTTCATTTAGCAAACATTGAAGTTTATAAAACAATGCCAGCAGGTATTGGTGAACATTCAGATGTTACTGAAGCAGTTATCGCAGAACTTGATAAACTAGCGGCCGCACAAGATCGACTGGACATGATTGAAAAATATTTTAATGGCTAGGACTCTTTTTATAGGCGACAGCCATACATGCGGATACAAAACAGTTCCTGGTAAAGTAGGACCTGGAAGTTATTCTGTATGGAATGAAAATAGTTATGTAGATGAATATGTAAACTTACATAATAAAGAGGCTGTTGTCTATGCAATGCCAGGCGCAAATAATAGAACTTATGCAGACTGGTTAGGGAGTATGTTTAAAACTTACGATGACATTGATGAAGTAATTATTTTGATGTCATCGTTAAACCGTTTTATGTTAGGATTTAATGAAAAACTATCTCCTAAGGTAATTCCAATAGAACAATTTACACATTTTGAAGGCACAGATAAAACAGGCATGATTGATAGATATATTGATGAGATTATTTCAGAAGAATATTTTCAATTATATCAGAAACCTACCAACGATGATTATGAAAAATTTCCTGGATTAAATTTTAGTTATGATAAAGGATTGATAGATCCTGATATACGTAAATCATCTTACATGCAAATAAAAACATTTTTTGAACTTAATACACATTTAGAACAACGTGATTTCTTTAAAGATATCTACACATGGGATAACATGTGTGCAGATAGAAATATTCCTTTATACCTATTTAAAATGAGAGAAAGAACATTCTTTCCTGAAGTATGGGATTTTTATGGAAAACTTAAAGCAACAACGATAGCAGATCAAAGTGTAGAAGCGTTTTTTACACAAAGAAATATTGATTATAATAACTATTTTGAAGAAGACAAAGAGCATTTTAACCAATTATATCATAAATTAATTGCACAAAAATTTTTAAAACACTTGACAAAGACCTAAATATAGTATATAATGTGTAATACAATGGAGAATAATATATGTCATTAGCACAACATGAATTTGGTAAAACTGTAGAAAAGAAGTTTTATTATTCAGAAATATTTCATAGTATTCAAGGTGAAGGACATTATACTGGTGTGCCTACAGCATGGATTAGATTCTTCTTGTGCAATTTACAGTGTAATGGTTTCGGACAAATTGATCCAACTAATCCCGATACATATGAATTACCTTTCCAAGACTTTGATGTTAAGTCTGTAAAACGTGTTGAGGACTTGCCTGTATGGGATAAAGGCTGTGATTCAAGTTATACTTGGGCAAAGAAGTTTAAAGACTTAATGGGTCAAGAAACTCCAACAGTAATGGCAAATAAAATAATTGATATAATGAAAAACGAAAGTAATCCGGAAGGATTATTTTTACATCCTGTTACAGGACAAAGGCAACATTTGTGTATCACAGGCGGAGAGCCTTTAATGGTAACTGGACAAACAGCAACCGTTGGAATATACGAAGAACTTGAAAGACAAGGCAACTTGCCGGGCAGTATGACATTTGAAACAAATGGTACACAAAAATTAAGAGATCCGTTTAAGGAATGGGTCAACAGGATAGATACAGAAGTATTTTTTAGTGTAAGTCCTAAACTATGGTCAGTAGCAGGAGAGAAAAGAGAAAAAGCAATAAAACCTGAAATAGTAGCAGAGTACAGAAAACTTTCTGACAAAGGACAACTAAAGTTTGTGGTAGGTCCTGAAGGTAGAGAGTGGGATGAAATGGAAGAAGTAATTAAACTTTTCAAAGCAGAAGGTGTTGATTGGCCAATATGGGTTATGCCAACAGGTGCTAGAGAAGAAGAACAAATAGCAGGAGCAGGTAAAGTAGCCGAGAAAGCATTTAAACGAGGCTACAATGTTGCGGCAAGAGTACATGTTTACTTGTTTGGTAATGCAATAGGAACTTAATATGTTACAATTAATAAAAAATTTTTTTAAAAAGAAAGAAGTGAAAGAACCTTTTTATCATCCATATCCTATTAACGAACTAAGCAGTATGCGAAAATATAAAAATGAACAACATGAAAAAGCAATGAAGGCTGAAATAAAGAAAGATCCTTCAGATGCAATAAGGAAAGCAGGATGGTAATGAACTGGGATAAAGTTAAAAAGGCAATAGGCATAAAGCCTAAGGTCAAAGAGAAAAAGCCGACATCAGAAGAAACAAGACGTGCGGCACTTGAACAAGAAAAGAAAGAAGCAACTAAAAAAGGCGAACCTTGGGTTGCAGTATTAGACACACAAGTAAATCCAGATAACATACGTAACGGATTTTTTGAATTGGATTGGAATAATGAATTTATTGAACAATTAATAGATGCTGGATATTCAGGTGAAACTAATGAGCAAATTGTTGATGCATGGTTTAGAACTATTGTTAGTCAAATGCTAGAAGAAGAAGGACATGACAAAACAAGAGATGCAGGCTATATTAATGTAGTTCCAATAGACAAAGGCAAAAGTGAAATATCATAATGCAAGACAACTTAATGGTCCAACAACAAGTAGAAAATGTTTGGCAACATATGGTAGGAGTCATATGTTTAAATCAAACAGGACGTAAACAAGTTAAAGCAGTATTACCAGAATTTTTTAAACGTTGGCCTACACATACTGCATTGCTACATGCAACACGTAAACAAATAGAAGAAGTTATTGCTCCACTAGGCATGCGAAGTGTAAGAGCAAAAAGACTATATCGAATGAGTGAACAGTTCGGCGATTGGGATGGAGAAGATGCTACTGAACTTTATGGTATAGGAAAATATGGGTCAGATAGTTATAGGCTATTTTATAAGAAAGAATTACCCGAAAACGTAGGCGATCACGAACTAAAACGGTACATTCAAGAAGAATTTTCTCTTGACAACAGTGCTAAAATCTAGTATAATAGTATTATACAATTTAGAAAAGGCACAGTAATGGCAACTTATATACTAGTAGATACTGCAAACACATTCTTTCGTGCAAGGCACGTAGTACGTGGCGACATTGATACAAAGGTCGGCATGGCTTTCCATATTACACTTTCAGGCGTTAAAAAAGTATGGCGTGACTTTGAAGCAGATCATGTTGTATTTTGTTTAGAAGGTCGTAGTTGGCGTAAGGATTTTTATGAACCTTACAAACGTAATCGACAAGAAACACGTGATGCAATGACTCCTGCACAGGAAGAAGAAGATAAAGTATTTTGGGAAGTGTTTGATGAGTTCAAAGAATTTGTTGATACTAAGACTAATTGTACTGTAATGCAACATCCGCAACTAGAAGCAGATGATCTTATTGCAGGTTGGATACAAGCACACCCTAACGATAATCATGTAATTATTTCTACAGATGGTGACTTTGCACAATTAATTGCACCTAATGTAAAACAATACAATGGTATACAAGATGTTACAATTACACATGAAGGGTACTTTGATAAGAAAGGTAAGCCTGTACTAGATAAGAAAACTAAAGAGCCTAAATCTGCACCCGATCCTGCATTTATGCTATTTGAGAAATGTATGCGTGGTGACACAAGTGACAATGTGTTTAGTGCTTATCCAGGTGTCCGAACTAAAGGTACAAAAAACAAAGTTGGTCTTGTTGAAGCATTTGCAGACAAAGAGACAAAAGGCTTCAATTGGAATAACATGATGCTACAACGTTGGGTAGATCATAACGGTGAAGAACATCGTGTATTAGATGATTATCAACGCAATGTTATTTTGTGTGATTTAACTGCACAACCAGGCAATATAAGAAGTATAATCAATGACGTAATTGAAGATCATATGACTCCTAAAGAAGTACAACAAGTAGGAATGCGTCTTATGAAATTCTGTGCAAAGTGGGATATGCAAAGGATTGCAGATCAAGCACAACATTACGCTGAACCATTACAAGCGAGGTATCCAGTATGATAAAAGCAAAAGAAGTCTTAAAAGATAAATTTTGGATTGTTGAAGAAAACGGCTCTAAGGTAGGAACATTAAGTGCCGCCGAAGAGTGTTACACATATTCTTGCGGAGCAGGAACACAAGTGTTTGGTGATTTTAATCAACTCAAAAAACATTTAGGAAAAATAACTTGGAGTACTGCTGATGATAAAGATGAAAAGTCAGAATTTGAAGTACACGGATATCCAACAAGTTGTGAACCTTTCAATCCAATGTATGATGTAAAAAATAAATTACCTTTGTTTAGCAAAAGTAATAAATCAAAAAGTTTATATTGTGCAGGATATTACTGTATTCAATTTGAAAAAGGTTGGGTAAAAAGTTTTTGCCCTAAACAAATTACAATTGAAAGATATAATTATAGCGGTCCATTTATGACTGATATAGAAATGAGAACGGAGTTATCACGTGTCAACGCAAGATCCTCTTAATACTGCACCTATACAAAATTTTATAAACACTGTCAAAGGTGCTGATGCAAGTCAAGCCAAAGAAGTAAAACTTACTATGCAACAAGCAAAAGGACTTGCATTTACATTAGGTATTGTTATGGCTAGACTACAAGGTGATATGGAAAAATTTGTTAAAGAAAATGCAAGTAAAGAAGAATCCGTTGAAGTACAAATGGATGGTGGTAACAACTGGTAAGGACGTATGGCGAAGAGAAATAAACTTGAAAGAAAATTAGACGAGTATAATCATACAATGGAACTAATTAGAACTATTGTACCGATTGCTGTCTTAGTATTACAAGTAATCATATTATTAAGGATATTATAATGGATGAACAAGATGCAATGTGGGAAGCATTTGACACACTAATACCTGAAGAAAGTTGGGTACCAAGTGCTGAAGAGAAATGGTTAATTGATAAAATAGCAGAAGTTTTAAAGAAAATAGCATGACAACACACGCAATGATCGATCTAGAAACATTAGATGTTTTACCAACTGCGGTGGTACTAACTATTGGAGGTGTTAAGTTCGATCCTAATTCTATCAAAGAAACTACACAACATTTTTATTACAGATTTAATGTAGACGAACAATTAAGCAAAGGTCGAACAACTTCCAAAAGCACACTTGATTGGTGGGCAACACAAGAACAAAGTGTAGTTGACGAAGCATTAGGTGACCATGATAGAACACCTGTATTAAGTGTTTTAAAAAAATTAAACAAATGGTGTGTAGGTGTAGACACTATTTGGTGCCAAGGTCCTGCGTTTGATATTGTTATACTTGAAGATATGTTTAGACAATACGATCATCATTTACCTTGGCCTTTTTGGAAAATAAAAGACAGTAGAACATTGTTCGGCATTATGCCTACAGATCCACGCAAAGAGATAAAGTTTGAAGCACATAACGCATTAGAAGATTGTAAAGTACAGGCATTATGTGTCCAACAGACTGTTAATAAGTTAGGTCTAAATCTTAGATAACTGCTACTATTACCTAAAAAAAGAGATAAATATATGCGTATATAATTAAAAGGAAGTACGCATGAGTAGACCAAAACCAACGGTATTACTAGAATTTGTAAATAAGAAAACATATCGTAGTGAACAAGTATTAGAAGCAGAAGCCATATGGGCTGTCTTTCATAAAGACAAACCTTTTAATTTAAAAAGTTCCAATATGTTAACTAATTATCCAGGACCTAAATATAAGAAAACAAGTTTTTCAAATCCAGGTCATGCACATAATCTAGCAAGTAAATTAAATGAGATGTTCAATTGTAAAGACTTTTCTGTATATAAATTAAGTACAGGTGAAATAGTTGAAGAAGAATGAACAAAGAAACATATACTAAGGTTTTTTTAAAACAAGCCGAAATTGCTATATCAGATGTTACTATGAAAGAGTATATGTCTACATTATGGCAAAATACTAGAGTCAAAGAAGAAGGCGGATTAAGACTTACAGATTATGGATTAGAATTTTTAAAAACCAAATTAGAACTTGCAACCTACGAAATACCATTTCCAAAAGATTTTGAACTTACAACTAACACTATAATTTGGTTAGACCAATTTATTGATTGCCCTTATTGGTTATGTAAGTATTCTATAGAAGTCACAGATGAAAAGAAAGCACTCGAACTACATCTTTTTAGTGGAGATGTAAAGAAATATGGACTTACCAAAGCATTAAACAGACAAAAAAAGTAACCAAAAAAGGTTGACTTTCCTCATAACCTGTGTTATTATATATACATACTAAGAAATTAAGTATGGCACTGATACAAACAAACGAGGAATATAACATGGAATCTGTAGTACGAACTGTTACTCCAAATGGAGCAAAGAAAAGTATTATTAGGGCATTCAAGAAAAAACGTCCTATTTTTATGTGGGGCCCTCCAGGTATTGGAAAATCTGATATTGTTGGGCAAATCACAGAACAACTAAAAAACTCGCATCTAATTGATGTACGTTTATCACTTTGGGAACCAACTGATATTAAAGGTATCCCGTATTATGCGGCAAACGATAACACAATGATGTGGGCACCACCACAAGAACTTCCAACAGAAGAATTTGCAAAGAAGTTCGATTATATTGTTCTTTTCTTAGATGAAATGAACTCTGCGGCTCCGGCAGTACAAGCGGCGGCTTATCAATTAATTTTAAATAGACGTGTTGGACAATATAAATTGCCTGACAACGTTCTTATTGTTGCGGCTGGTAACCGTGAAGCAGACAAAGGTGTTACTTATAGAATGCCTGCTCCACTTGCCAATCGTTTTGTTCACTTAGAATTAGCAGTTGATTTTGATGACTGGTTTGCATGGGCAGTAGATAACAATATCCATAATGATGTTGTTGGTTACTTAACATTTAGTAAAAAAGACTTATACGATTTCGATCCAAAGTCTCCTTCACGTTCTTTTGCAACACCAAGAACTTGGTCGTTTGTTTCCGAACTACTTGAAGATGACGATGACGAAACTACCACTACTGATTTGATTAGTGGTGCAGTTGGAGAAGGTTTGGCTGTCAAATTTATGGCTCACCGTAAGGTTGCCGCTAGTATGCCTAATCCATCTGATATACTCGCAGGCAAAGTTAAAGAAATGGCCACTAAAGAAATCAGTGCCATGTATTCCTTGACAGTGAGCCTTTGCTATGAACTTAAACAAGCATCAGATAAAAATGATAAAAAGTTTGATGACATGGTTAATAACTTCCTGCGATTTGCAATGGACAACTTCGAAACAGAACTTGTCGTTATGGGGATTAAGGTTGCTATTACACAATACCAATTACCGATCGATCCAGACGAAGTTGCTTGTTTTGATGAGTTCCATGAACGTTTTGGCAAGTACATAAGTGCCGCCAGTAACTAATGTAATAAAGGGTAGGGCTATCTCTACCCTTTATTCTTACCAAAACAGGTTGACTAAAAACGTAAATATGCTATTATATATGTATAGTAACAAAAAGGACATGGCATGGGCTTAGATACTAAAGGGTTTCAACCAGTAGAATTATCCAAAGAAGAACTAGAAAAAATGCGTGAAGATGTTCACGATAGAGTCATTGTTGCAAGAGTAGGTCTTTTGCTAAGACACCCTTTCTTTGGTAATATGGCTACTAGAATGCGTGTACAGAACTGCGATGATTGGTGTCCTACAGCCGCTACAGACGGTAGAAATTTATACTACAATACACAATTTTTTAA